AGATTCCTCCGGTGAAAGCTCGGCAACTCTATCACTAAAGTTATATAATCGCCTATTATCAGGTGTAGCCCCGTGCGTAGACGCATGAGATTCACCAGCAGCTTGAACAACATCAGTGACTTTTAGCATTCCACTATTTACAGCAATCACCATTCCCTTTACAAGGAATTTAGCCGCAGAGTCGGGACTATCAGTACCACCAGATTGAGCATCATCGCAATCTACACTAAAGGAGTATTCTCCTCCAGCAACTACTGCAGCTGAACTATTAACAGCAGTAGCCAAGTTGAAATTACGATTTGACCAGTCCATGTGTGTACGGTTTTCCAGCATTCTAAATACTGGGTCGTCCGTAGGAGCTAGATTCCTCCGGTGAAAGCTCGGCAACTCTATCACTAAAGTTATATAATCGCCTATTATCAGGTGTAGCCCCGTGCGTAGACGCATGAGATTCACCAGCAGCTTGAACAACATCAGTGACTTTTAGCATTCCACTATTTACAGCCATAAATCACCTCACATTATTGTTTAAAAAACAGTTATGGAATTCGACCTAAAGCCCCGGAATTTGAAATACTTTCCCAAACTTTATCCAAATCGCTTTTTGGTGCAACATTTGTGCTAGACACAGACCCTGCAGAACGTGGAATCGCCTTTGATTGCCTTACGGCTTCAAGACTCGTTTGAGATTTAACATCTTTTCCATTTGCTTGTTTCCACACCTTAACTAGAGTATCTAATCCGAGTGAATCTGTAGGTTGAGTAGACCATTTAATGAAATCTTCGACTTCATTTTCTTCTAATCTATATACATTTTTCAACTCACTAACCGTATTATTCATGAACACCTGTTCCTGTACGTTATTAGTATACTCTCCTAAAGCCCTATTGATATTCTTCTGTTCCATCCCCTGCCGTAGCATGAAAGATGGAGATTCGGGCTTATAGTATGCATCCCAAGGATTGAATTCCTCCTCACTTAACATTTTTTCCTCATTAACTGCGTTTGTGTTTTTACCAACGATGTTATCTTGTAACATCTGAATCAAATCAGGTCTCGTCTCCAGAAATTGTCCAAGAGATTTCAGTTGTTCCATATCCTTCACTTCGCCTTGCGATTTATCATAAAGGGATTGAAACTTCTTTGCCTCCTGTTCCCAGTCAGCGGTGCTACCACTATACTCTTGTTCTAAAGTAGACTCGCTATTATCATCAGTGACATCCCTAAGCAATGAAAGTGAAGGGTCCTCTAGAAGAGGGTCATGCACTTCTCTTTCTTGACTTGGAAAGTCAGTTACTAATACATCATCAGCCTCAGCAGCTTGAGAAAATTGCTCAGTGTTGGCTTGGGCTTCGGCTTGTATTTCAGTCATATTATACTCCTTTACAATGTCTCGTTTCCTTGAGCTTGACTAGCCTTTCGTTCTTCTTCAACTATATTGGCTAATCTCTCAGATTCGAGCTTCACTGTATTTTGTAATTGATTTCTACTGATTTTTTCATCAGCTTTAGCATCCGTTGCAATACCAGAAAGCTGCGTTTTGAATTTCTCCACAGCGACACGCTTTCTGTCTTGTACGGACTCTCTTTGGGCAGTTTGCAAGTCACCCTGCAAATTCTTTAATTGACCTTCGAGCTGCTGAATGTGCTGACTCATTTTTGCTATTTCATCAGTTCTTTTCATTATGCCCTCCTTGTCAAAAATCTCTGGATTCTTCTTGAGTACTTCATACTTATCAACGATACCCATTTTAAAGGCTTCCATATATACTCCAAGCTCTGCCCATTTATTAGTAGGCAGAGTAGAACCAGGTTGAATTCTTATATCATGTTGCGATAGATTATATCTATCTTTTTGGATATCTACAACTGGCATTGTAACATCATCGTATACATTCGCCATAACATCCGTTAAATCATTATTCGGTTGCGCTAACCGAAATATCTTTTCAAAGGTATAATGACCCTTGTCATAATTATATAATACTTTTCCTAATCTGTTTATACTAAATTCAATATCTCTCAGTTTAGATTTTGGTCTTTCTGAACCAAGACTAACCATACGCTCTGTACCACGCACCGTATCAGGTGCACCCTCTGCAAAACCATGCATCATTTCTGGTAATCCAAAAATCCAATCTATATAATGCTCACATTGAGCAATTAATCTATAAAACTCTGATGCTAAAGGCTGTGGCTGAGGATAATGCGGTTCACCAACACTGGTATCTCCTTCGATTACAGCATTAGGATTCGCCCAATCCTTTTCAAGCTGGTCCATTCCATTGATAGCAAATCCAATTGGGACAATCAATTTCAAACCTGCAGAGGACTGTGCATGGGACAATGCCAACGACCATAATTTATTCAATAACTTCTGCATAGGCTTGGTTCGTGATACATCTGATTTCGGATAAGGTGTCCCTGTCCAAATATTAGGGAATGGAATTATTGGATAAATATCAGTATTCATTATAGTGTCGTACAAAACAAACTCACCCATAGATGCAACTACCCCTATACGAGTCTGCATTACCTCTTCAAAGTCTATCAAACCACGTTCTAAAGAACCTGGATTCTCAGCTAAAAGTTGAGAAAATTCTGATTCATCCATTATCATTTCTTTACCACTCATAGCATCAACTATGCGATAGTATGGAACCTTTGTCTTGTAAAAATACTCAAGAATCTGATATTTTTGCACATCCCATTCAAGACTATCAGCTTCAGATGGAGTATATACATTCATTGAATTCTTATTTTGCGCAGATGGATAATCATTATCATTATACGCAGAAATCTCATCTATAAGACCTGGCATTAATTCACCAGTCTCTTGGTCAATCTGAGGACCGACCTCAGGATATAAATTAACTACCTGTTCACCTGTAAGAATAGTAGATAGAATCATTCCTTCCGCATCGTCAAATAGCCTGTCCCGAGAGGTGGGCGGAACATAAACACGGAAAGGATTCACATATTTAAATTTAACATCACCTTTTCCGAAGTCGGTCTCAGCATCTACATACACATAAGCATAAGCAAGTCCAGTGATTGTATAATCATGTAAAATCTGTTTAATTTGTGAATCACCATCAGAAATATCCCAGTTATAACCCAGTATCGTTCTCCATATACTTGAAACTTTCACGTCTGAATCTTCTCTTGGCATTGCTGTAAACACAGGCGGTTTAGATGTCAGCATTGCTTTAAGCTTTTCAACAGCAGGTGATATCCTATCCATTGGAGTATCTCCCTGATTCCGCTCCTGTAAGTCTTCAGACTCTGTTGAAGTGAAATGATTACCAAGAAAGAAATCAATATCTTCTCTAGCATCATTATCCCAACCGACACGAGAATCCCGCCACTTGCGAAACAACTGTTGATTAAATTCAGCTCTTTTATCTGTATCTAATGGCATTATCTATATCTAACTGCATATAATATATATATAATATAACACAAAAATCAGTACTTGTCAAGTACTTTTTATAATAAAACTGAAAAAAGTTCCAAAAAACTTATATTCTTGCTCCAGAAATCCAGTTATACCTTCTTTTTTTACCTTTTTTATCAGAATCACTGTTCTTTTTACCATAAAAAGAATCAACATCCATAGCCTTACTCCTGGGCGGTGAAGACCACGCAAAGAAATTTGCATAATAAATAGCATCCATAATGTCATCATTCCTAGGTTTTGGATGCTCAAAGAATTCATCTACTAACTCTGTCATTTCTTTTTTTATAAAAAGCTTTTTATTATTTACTATCGGACCAAGTGATGTTTCCAGTCTATCTTCCTTTTTAATACCCTTTGGAGGCTTTGCACCCTTCATAATGCCTGGAGCCATCTTTCTTTCTTTAACACTTAAGCGCTCAGCCATATCCCTAACCATTTCCTGAGCAGCGACAGTTTCAATGGTAACACGGCGTACAGGCTGGTATTTCTTGGCTATTTCAATTATCTTAGGCGGTATATCAAAAGCTGGGATTCGTTCCCTGAAGTATTCAAGTATATAACGATTTTTGTTTGAATCTATACCCATAACGACAATGACTTGATAATCAGATGTTGAAGTTGCAGTATGCGCTATATCAACGCCAAGATAAACATAAATCGGGATTGCCTCATCTTTAGTAATCAGGTAACCAAAGTTATTCTTACTTTCAAAAGTCCCATCGTAATATTGAATCCTATCAATCTTAAAAGCTGCGTTAGTAATATCACGGGCATCATTCATATACTCCTGAGCAAACTTGTTTACAAGACCAGCTTCTATAAATTCTTTTTTCTTAGCCTTAAGCTTTTTCTTTGAAAATTGTTCTTTCCATAGTGCTTTACCATCCTCAATTGCACGATAGAAAGTGACATCCCAAGGATATGACTTATTATGCTTCTTAGCATCTAAGAAGCCATCATATGTCATCTGAAGAAATGAATCATAATGAACAATCGTACCCATCATCCAAATCCACCCTTCACTGCCAGGAGTTTCTTCTAATGCAGGGTAAACTGTAGATACTACCCATTTCTTTACCTCTGACCTACGCTCTGGAGTTTTGGTATTCAATTCAGATTCAAAGTCATCCAATACAATTCCAGTATAACGTATATCAATCTCTGTGCGACCACGAAGCCTTTGGGTAGTGCCTTTTGCTATAATCCTATCTCCTTTGGCTGATATAATATCTTTTTCAGTCCATCTGTTTCCGACTGTATCACCAGCCAATTCACCAAAGTAGTATTTAATCATTTTATTAGTTTCAAGATGACTCTTGATATATTTCAAATGGTCAATAGCCTGACCCTGTTCCTCAGCTACCCAAGCAATAAATTGCCTTTCGCCTTTCTTGGCAAAGCATATCTTATGCAGTATTGCAGCTTTTGCTAAAATCGACTTACCAAAGCCCCTGGGAAGTATATTACATACACGACCACCTGGCTGAGTGGATATAAGTTTTTTTGCTATTTCATGGTGGAATACAGGGGAAGCGCTCTTATTTAAAAAATCGGCAGGCAAAAACGCACGACCAAAAAATATCAAATCATCGTACGCTCTTTTTAAAATTAATTGTTTATCATCTAGTGATTCCATTAAGCTCTCACAGTCTTTGTTTCATCGAAACCACCAATAAATATTAATTTATTATCATTATTGAAAAGGGAATTGCAGTCTGCACATTTCCACCCATAAGGATAACCAAAGAAATCAAAAATCTCATATATGCCAGATTCAGACAAATTGGAATCACATACAATGCAGATACTAGCTTTCTTCTTGCTTTTCAATGGAAGCTTGTACGATTTCTCCATTTTCCTTTTCAACTTTCATTTCTCCAATCATCTCATTCCTACCATGGCGCAATGCCTCAAGCTGCTCTGGTGAGAATCCCTGAAATACAGTAAGAGTTTCACTCTTTCTTTCAGATGATGGAAACATATTTGTAATCTTCATCAATAACTCTATTGCTCTAATCTTATCAGAATCCTTTACATCCTCTTCATCTATAATTTCTTTCATCTTGAGTAGGAGATAATCTCTTGATATACCAGTTTCCGATAATGATTCCTCTATTTCCTTACTAATCAACTTTTGAATCCTTTCAGTACGAAGCAACTGGTTCGCTTGGTAGGTTGCGTATTTGTAGTTATTAGTGGGAAAAGCCTGCATATAAGATTCATAAGGGTCGACTCCTTGAGATATATACCTTGCAAAGATAAGTTCATGTCCTGTAGGCTTTGTTCTCGTTCTTGTGGACTCCCTGTGGTCTTTCCCGCTTGCGAAAGAATATATGTTTTTAGGTGGGTCGCCCTCCATTCTCGAGGTATTATCGGAAATGTAGGTTCCGAGAAGAGTTCTAATGTAAGGCGTTTTGTTTTTTCTGTCATTCTTTATCAGCTCTCCCTTTTTGAGTATTTGCGTAACTTTGCCATCGTCGCTGAAACACCAATCACCCTCATTGGCTTCCCTCCAATTCTCAACAGTTTCCGTATTCTTGTTGTAAAGGCGAAATTCCTCTTCATTGTCATAAAGATAGTGTTCTTTACCATTTATGACTTTTTTGTACATTTTTCTCTATACATCCCAACCAAAATTACTTTATCTCCTTTACCTCTTCCCTCCGTATAGAGATTGATATAGATTAACCATTCGGCTCCTCCTATCCATTTATGGGTTTACCCCATACAAAAGTTCTACCACGGCTAATATCAATTATATCAGCCCTGAAGTCACCATCATTGTGCCAATCTATGATAGCAAATGCGTGACTCCAATTGGTCCTGCGACCCTTAAGCCACAGGTTCGCCTCACAAGACATATCCTTTAAACACCCTAAACTGAATGCAGCGTGTGTACCATCAACATGAGTTACTGATGAACGCTGAACATCGTGAGTATGACCATACATTACATTCTTACCAAGGTTAATGGCGTGTTGTCTGGTATGATTCGTAGTCATATAATGACCTCCATGGTAAAAATATAACTTACCAATTTTGAGATATCTACCATAAGGCTTATATTTATAACCACGCTCACTTAATCTGACTGCATTCTTGAATTTATAATCAGACAGATAAGGATGTTCCTCAACAAAATGATTAAGCCAATCATCGTGATTGCCCTCAATCATATACTTTTCTTTGCATTTTACGCTATCAAGGACTTTATCGAACTGGTCAATGCCTTGATTTACTTTTTCTATATCTGCATCTATCTCTGGAAGAATATACTCCAAAGGCGGTCTCTTGCGCCTTTTGTACTTCCAATGACTGGCAGACTCCCATTCTCCTATATCGCCCAAGCAAATGAATATATTAGGCTTTACCATCTTAATAGCCTTCAAAACACAATTAATAGCTTCTTGGCTATGATATGGAAAATGTATGTCAGGTATTACTATTGCTCTTCTTTTTACCATATTTGCTCTTTGTCTTTCTTTTGTAAACAACAACTTTATCAATCTTCCTAGCATCTTCTGTGGCTTTATCATCCCTGACCAGTCCAATAACAGCATTTCCATCATTATCCTTATCTACAAAGACAATATGCCTAAGACAGCAGTCACAGCACCAAAGATAGAAAAAGCTCCCATGCGGAATTACTACTGGTTCTTTATCAAGATTACTTATTTCGATTGCCATTTTATCCTTCTATTGTATTCCTGGTTTTACTATACTCTCAAAATATTTACATTTATCTTTGTTGACAATACATTCTTTACCTGCAAAATCCCTATCAAGCACTGTAATTAATATATCATTATGTCTATACATCATTGCCCCCATACAAATACCATAATCTGAACCTTGACCAAAGTTTGCACAGTACTGTCTAGCTAAAGTTTTATTATCATTTATCATTTCATACCCAATTTACAGACTTTTTTCCTATTTGTCAAGCCCAAATTGCAGATTTTTCTGATTTCCCTCATATTTCAGCCTTTTTACTGCAATTTCGTAAAAATCCCTATTTAAATCTATTCCTATATAGCCCCTATCCATCATCTTGCACGCCAGAGGAACTGTTCCCGTTCCCATAAATGGGTCTAATACTAAATCTCCTTCCTTTGTAAATCTTTTTATAAACCATTTTGCCCATTCAATAGGTTTGGGACACGGATGATT